TCTGAAACACCAGTTATAGGTACTATAGGTGCTGCTATTGAAGGTTATGTACCAGCTGATTGTTCTGTTGATGTATATGTTGCTAAAGATAAGATAATAGCAGCATATTATGTTGATAGTTCTAATGTATATGTTTCTCCTAATTCTATTAATAAAGTAGCGTTAATACCAGCAAATATAGATACACCTAAGCATAGATACGTATTATTATCTGATGTTATTGGTCACACTAATATATCAGGAGTAACAGACTATAATTATTTAAATTATGATTGGAATATTATTAAAAGTTTTAAATCTGATAATATGAAACCTAAAATAATAGATTTTATTGATGTATCTACTAAAGACCCTTTTGATAATTCTATATCTAATACTAGAGAAATATTATTTAAAGATTTAAATTATGTTGCAGATAGCGGAACTTATCCTCAAGATGATTATCCTTTTAATATTGTATTAGATTCTTGGTTTATGAGTGGAATACTTAATGAAACTAATGATTATTGGTATAATATAGAACCTTATGTTTTAATAGATTCAGGTTTATATGCTTCTGATTATGATCTTCCATCATTCGGATATCCTTTTAATTGGTATAATACACTAAAAACTAGAACTATTAGATTTGGTGATTATGTTAATATTATTCCTGGTTGGTATAGACCAGATTCAGAATTAGTAAAACCTAAAGGTATTATTAATTCTGAACAAACTATAGATTCTGATCTTGTAGATTCTATAGTTGACCCATATCCAGATTTTTATATTAATGGTTTAAAATTTTATAAAATATATAAATTTGAAAAATATTCAGAAGTAGTATCGTCTAATATTAATATATTTACATATCAAACTAGACCAGTTAATCAGAGTGTGAACTCAGATGATTACTATCCTCATAATTTAAAATGGTTGTATTATAATTCTTTTAAATATTATAGTCAATCTGATACTCAACAACCAACTTTACAAGGACTTGGTGTAATAACTAAAATATTAAATTCAGATGATACATATCTTGATACATCTGTAATTAACGTTCATTATGAACGCACAGGTATTTATCTAGAATTAGATAAACATTATACCGTAGCTTATGATGCTGATACAAAAACATTAACATTAGATTTTGCTAATATGTCTGATAATGATATAGTTTTAGCTGATACCAAGGTTACTTATGATTATCACGTATTCCGTATAGATAAATATAGATCATATTGGCATGGGTATGTAATAGTTGGTGAAACTAATAACACTGATGATAATTTAATATTAACTCAATATGCAGATCCATTACAGTTAGATCCTATTACTAGTGAACCATTACCTATAATATTTAATTATGATGTGCAGTTATTAAATTCAGATGGTTCAATTAATAAAAGTGAAGATATTGGTTATAATAATGTAGATGCGATTGCAGATGAGGCTAATTTAAATATAAATTTAACAAAACCAGGGTTATATGAAATATCAATTAAATGTTTAACATCATTAGATGATTCATATCCTTCTAATAATTGGTCACCTAACTCTTCTAAATTCATACAGGTTAATGGTGATACTAGATTAGTACCAGAAATTAAACCATTAAGTTTAATTTCATTAGATTCATTATTATATACTACAACTTATGATAATGACTCTAGATGTTCAGTTATAACTGAAACAGATGGTAGTGAATATGTAATAATTAAAGCTCCATCTAAAAATATAGTTCCTGGTTATTATTTTGATACAAGTCAAAATTCATATATTAAAAAGTCCGAACATTTAATTAAAAATATAGGTCATTATAAAAGAAGATATATTCCTGAATCAGGTATTGCAGAATTAGATATATTTGTAACTGGATCAGAAGGTTCTGTTATAAAATCTGGAGACTATTTAGATAATACTGGATATGTTAAAGATGAAACATGGAATGAAGGAACTAATAATGTTAATAATACTTATGATACATTATATCCACAGCATTCAACTTACGGTACACCTATTAATCTAGATGATAATTATATTACTGCTGATGTTAATAATGGTTATTTATTTTATAATAGTGCTGAAAATCTTCCAGCGTTCTATACTATAACATATGGTTTAATAGATAAGGCTACTAGTAATACTGATAGGTTTTTATATAAAATAGAATTAAATAGTGAATCCTTAACCTCACCAGTTTTAAATAAAGTTAAATTTACTATGAATACTAATAAGGATAGATTATAATGAGAAAGAATTACCCTGTATTTTCTAAAGAATTTAATGATATCTTTCAGGATTTATATTATAAATTAACATATTTATTAGGTTATGATGATTCTAATGGTAATACTACATATATTGGTAAGTTAGATGTATATGAATCGGATATTAATACTAAAATAAATACAGTAGTAACTATATTAAATGATGATTCTGTAACATATGATAAGTACACCTTAATTAATAAAGCAATATTAATAAATAAATTAAAAGGATTATAAAATGAGTAACATTAATGATAAAAAAACTTTAGCGGTATATCCTCATATAGAAGAATTAGGTTATTCTGATCCTATAAGTAGTGAACAATTAAATAAAATGTTTAATAGTCTTAAACAATCAGTATTAAGATCATTATTACGATCACAAGAAATTAGTGATTCTTTAAGTACTTTTGATTCAGCATTAATAGCTCAAACTAATTCATTATCTGCTATTGTTAATGGTTTAACTTATGCTAATACAACTGATGCGTATATTACAGCATTTGATGCATCTGCTGATAATCCTTTAATTAACATAGATAATGTGTATGGTAATATAACATTAGGATTAATTGCAGAATATAGTAAAATTCCTAAAAATACAAAATATGATGGTAAAGTTTCACCGGATGTTAAAATTTTTATTGATGGAACAGAACAAGTATTTGATAGTTCACCATATAGAGCAATAGATAATAGTTCTAATACTTTATGGTTTGATACATATACACCTGATAGTGAGGTTATATTTGAAATTCAATTACCTCCATCTTTAACTAAAAGATTTAATTTTATTAAATTAGATCCATTCCCAATGTTCTCTTATAATATAACTGATATAACTTATCAAGATTTTTATGGAATATACCATTCTGTTACAGATAATATAGGTGGAGGTAATCCACTAACTAATAATGGTGGTCATCCTACTAAATTATATTTATCTCCTAAAGAATTTAATGGTACTATAAAAATTTATGGTAAAACAGGAGCAAATGGGTATTTTGGTTTTAGTGATTTAGATATTGGTTTTATAGATTTTGAAAATAGTACGCAAGTTGGTTATCAAGTATTTGATGTTTTTAATGAAATACCAGCGTCTAAAATAATAAGACTTACAAATCTTAAAGTAGATTATTATTTTGATGCCTTTAATGCTATATCATTATTAAATTCAGCAACTCCAGTATTAACATTATCATTAGTAATAGGAGCAGATATAGATAGCGGTACTGAAATACCATTAACCTTAATAGAAAATACCTGTAGTATTAATAGTGATTCTATAGCTATGTCAGCAGGTGATAGTATATTTTTAAAATATACTTTGATAGAACATAATATGACAACACCAGTAATTAGAGGTGCTAAATTAGAATACGTTACGGAGTAGAAAAATGGATATAACCGAATTAAGTAATAAAATAATAACTATAGAAACTGCAATGACTTCAGTTTTAGAACGTATTAAAATATTAGAAAATAGTTTAATAGGATATGCTACTCAAGGTCAATTAAAAATATCTGAGGCTGCTAGTAAAGATTTAATTAATAGCAACTCTCAAATGATTAATGTTATTGATAAACAGTTATTAACTATAAGTGTCCCAGATGAAACTAAATATTATTTAGAGACATCTGAGATAGAAGATTTTAGAACTAACTATAAACGACTAATAGCTATGATGGCTGATACAGAAGCGTTATATCAACAGATAATAGCTTATGTAGCGTCTATTAACTTTTAATTAAGTTAACGTTATTCCACAATCTTGTAAACATTTATTTTTATAATTACAGTAGGAGCACTGAAAATCTCCTACTGGTATACCTTTTTTAATAGCTTGATTATATTTAATCTTAGATATACGTCCACATTGCAATTCCCTATCCAAATCAGTTTTATCAAATACTAATTTAAAATCAATAGGAGGAAGTGTTCCTTCTCTAACATAATTATATACTGTATCAAATTTTTTATTAACATCATATAAACTAAAATTTAATTCAGCTAATCTATTTTGTTCATTAGTAGCAATTGAACTATGATGTAATAGTACTTCATATGAATCAACATCTTGTAATCTAATAGTTTCAAATATCTTACCAGATTGATCAATTGGAGTTATGATACCATATCCTTGTTCATCCATTTCAATTTTAAAATACATTCTTTGAAATGTTGATCTATCAATGTATAATAGATACACTTCATCAACTTGACGTTCTACTCCATCATTACACGCAACTGGCCCTAATGTTGATTTATGTTTATAGTGCATAGCTTGTATTAAATTTTTAGCAGCAGGTAAAGGGAAGTTCTTTTCATCACCAAATACTTTAGGTACTTTATATGATGATATAGTTTTAACTTCTAGTCCTACATTCTTATCACCATCTTTAATTAAGATATCCATTTTGCCTGATACTATAACTTTATTTTTAGTATTATCAGTTATATATTCCATCCGGATTTGATCATCAAGATATACACCTAATTTTTTATATTCATTTATAATGCCATCCTCATACATTATACCTGCGTCGCATATGTTCCTAACTCTAACACTCATAGGATTAGTTACAGGCATACCTAAGAACTTATAAAATAGGTTTCTTTTACATTCTCCACCTTTAAAGTTAGCCGCAAGATCCATTGATCCTTCAGATGCCCATATAACATTTTGTTCTCTATATAAAACTGGACGATCATTATTAACTGTGTCTACTTCTTTATTCCATAATTTTGTTATAAAACTCATAACTTTCTCCTTTTTCAATTCACCTATAATATATATTAAGTAGAGGTAAAAGTCAAGGATTTAATGTAATTAAATATAAAGGTTGACTTATTTTTAAGCATGATATATATTTAGTAAGATTAAACGTGCCGGCAGGCACTAATTATTAGTATTACATATCCTATATATAGTTATATTAAAACTTATATAATTCACTGATAAATATGTAAGATTATTATAATATTTTTGGGAAAAATATGTGTAAGAGTATAAGGTATTTTAAATAGATATGAATAACATAAAGAACAAATTCAAGAAGATAGTATTTCTCAACTATTACATATAAAGGTAGATAAGAGGTAAGAAGAGAGTAAGATATAATAAGGTAGATAAGAGAATATCTGTAATTATGATAAATACTATTGACTTTGAAAATGATATGATATATATTAGACGTATGAAATTATAAAACTATAAAAGGAGTCTGTATGACTAAAAATGATAACGCAGTAATTAATTCAAGGAACTTAGCTGAATTAACTGGAAGAAGACATGCTGATGTCTTAAAAACATTAAGATTGATTAAAAACAAAAATACTAATTTTAATTTTAATGAAGATGTATATAAAGGAACTAAAGGTAAAAATGTACCATTATATACTATGAGTATCAATGATGTGAAATGCTTTGTTGATAGTTATAAAAAAGCAGGTAGAGAAGAACTTAAGATTAAGTTAAATGATTTATACAAATCATTAATGCCTAAAGTTTCAAAGGTTGTAGATGTGCCAACTAAACCTATAAAGAAAGTAAAGAAAAAAACAATTGATGAAAGAATTGCTAAGGATAAACCTGAGAATTGGGTAGACTGCTCAAAGCCATCACCAATATTTAGTTTGCCTAATACTTATCAAGATGCATTACGCGAATTGGCTGATACAATAGATATTAATAATGATTTATTAGATACAATATCTGTTAAACATATAGCTGATATTAATAAAGAACCAATAATTAATATGTCTGATAAGTATCATATTAATATGTTAGAACAAATGGTTCATACTAGTGTAACTAGAACTGATATGACTAATTTTCTACTTAGACCTGTTAATAAATTAGAGTTCATTGATGTCGATATTAAATATGCGTATGATACTATGATTGCTATTATTGAAAATTATAACTTAAATGAACATAATAAGTTTAAACATGAAGCTTATTGTATGGGCGATTACTCAGTATCATTTGATTTAAGAACTAAGAAAAATCCTACAAAAGTTGAACAGGAAATAATTAGAAAACAAAAAGTCGGAGCATCTGATAGATATCATAAATGTACATATTGGTATATTATTAATAGAATGATTCATATAAGAGCAGGTGGTAAATGTGAAGAATCTGGAGCAACTACTAATTTACAGGTTCATCATTTAGATTATACTACATGTCCTAGAGGTAAAGAATATCTTAGAATGGATTTATTGAAATTATTATCAGATGACAGACACGAATTAAAACACAGAAAGTAAAAGGAAATACTATGAGTATAAATTATAATAAATTAACAGAAGAAATGCCACATAAAATTAAAGTTCAAACTGCATCAGAATATGGATGTAACTGTGTAGCATATGTAGATGCTAGACAAGTACAACATAAACTTGATGATGTTGTAGGCCCTAATAATTGGCAAACTAAATATGAATCAATAGATGGCCAATTATTTTGTCACTTAGGTATCTATGATGCTGATAAGAAAGAATGGATTTGGAAAAGTGATACTGGTAGTGAAAGTATGGCTGAAAAAGAAAAAGGTTTAGTTAGTGATGCCTTTAAACGTTCTGCTGTGCAGTGGGGTATTGGTAGATTCTTATATAGTCTTGGTATTAAAAAGACTAAATCAGTTAAGGATAACAGAGGAAAGTGGCAACCTGCAGTAACTCAAGGTGGTACTAGAATCTGGGATCTTACTAAACATTTTAAATCTGATCAAGTTAAGGCACCTGTTCAAAGTAAACCTAAACAACAAACCCCCGCTAAATCTGCTCCTGTAACTGGTGACTCTTATGTACCTACTCCAGGTAGATACAATAAAGAAAAAGGTGGAGCTGATGTTAAGTATGATAAATCTTCAAGTATTAGTCCAGAAATCATGGCTAGAATACGTGATTTGAATAGAGATGGTAAAACTGGTAAAGATGTATTAGTTAGTTATATTGAACCATATAATGCATCTAAAGGTACTAAGTTCATACCTAACAATTTAACAACTAATGCTATAATCAAACCTATATTAGATTTTATAGATGAGCAAGCTCCAAGTTTCTAATAACTTAACCAAACGCTACACCATAAAAAGGATATCTTTAATTAGGTATCCTTTTTTATTGACTTATATATGAACATGATATATATTAGTAGCATGAAATTAAAATATTCCAAAGGAATTAAAATGAGTGAAAATATAAATGATAAATATAACAAAAGTTATATAGATGTAATTAAAGTATTAAGAGATAAGTTGCCTGATTATTTGCGTTCACAAAATGTTGAAATTAATAGTGCGGGTTTTTTTAGATGTATTCATCCAGATCATGAAGATAGACATCCATCTACATCTTTAAATTATGGTAACCCTTTAGCTAATAAAGTATTCCATTGTTTTAGTGGTAATAATATAGGACATGATGGTAATATTTTTACCGCAGCATTCTGGTTAGAGAACCTACCATTAGTTGGCCCAGAGTTTTGGGAAACAACTGTACAAACACTAGCAGATAGATTTAATATACCTTATACTCCTATGACTATCAGTGAAGATTCTAAACGTAGATATCAGGCTATTAGAGCTGTTTCTGATGCAGTTAAGATCATTCATAGTATGACAATGAATTGTGATGACTTAAGAGTTAATCATATAGGTATAAAACATTTAGTAGATAGAGGTATAACTCACGCCAGTATACGTAAGTTTAATATAGGTATATTAACATCTAAAAGCGCATTTGATGATGCAATAGCTAAGATGGGTCATACTGATAAAGAATTTTTAGCATCCAAAGGATTAGCTCATCATTCTATATTAAATAGAGATGGATTCATATTACCTATTAATAATTTAGATGGTAGACCAGTTGGATTTGTATCAAGAAATTGTAAAGTAGACGCTAATGCTCATGCTAATAGTAAATATATTAATAGTCCTAATAGTGATATCTATAAAAAAGGTGAAATACTATTTGGTTATGATAAAGTTAAAACCCTGGGTGGGCCATTATATATAGTAGAAGGATATTTAGATGCTATATATCTTCAACAAGAAGGATTAGATAAAACTGTAGCATTAGGTTCTACTACTATAACTGAATATCAAATCAGTAATATCTTATTTGATAATGAATCTGAAATAATAGTATGTTTAGATAGTGATGCAGGTGGAATAGCTGGAACTAAGTTATTAATTGAAAGAATGGGACCATACCGTAAGTTTAATATATCTATTATTGATTTACCAACTGATTATGATCCAGATTTATATATTAGAGAATTTGGTATTAAAAAGTTTAAAAGTTTAGATACACTATCACCCTTCGCTTGGTCTTTAAAACATGCAGGTTATGAAAATGATTTATTAACTGTAGCTAAAAATACTATTCCAATTATTGCAGCAGAAGAATCATCAGTAGCAAGATTAAAAATGATACAAGATTTAGCATCTTATACTTGTGTCGGTGAAGTAGATATTAAAAGTGATGTTGATTTATTAGTTAATAAACAAACAGATAAATATCTTATATCTGTTGATTCAATTAGAAATTTTGCTCAAGTGCAATTAAATCGTGCTAGTATTACAGATACTAAATCTATATTAACTGAATCATTAAATAAATTAGAAGTTATTGAAGATAAATATAATAGTAAAAAGAATATGAAAACTGATTTTGGGGAAAGATTAAAGGCGTTAAGAACAGATATAATAGAAGGTAATTATGAATATGGATTAATTGCACCAAAGCACAAACAACTTGAAGTTGCATTAAATGGTATACCATTCAAAGAAAAATTAGTTTATATTGGTGGAAGACCAAGTGCCGGAAAGACAGCATTGATTACATCATTATCATTAGATGTTATTACTGCTAATGAAGATTGTGCTGTATTTTATATGTCAATTGATGATAGTTTAGATTTTTTAGTAACTAAGATCTTAGCTGTTAAAACAGGATTACCTACAACAGAAATACAAAATTATAAAAATTTAAATAATATTAAACAGAAAGCAATAGATAGAGCTGATACATTTATAACCAAGATATCAGATAGATATATAGTAGTTGATAGTACTAATGGTAATTCTATTGATGCAATAGAAAATAATATGAGATGGTTTGCTAATGAGTTTCCTGATAAAAAGAAGTTATTTATCTTAGATAATTTTCATAAAGTTCAAATGGATTCTGGAAATGGTCAAAAACGTGATGCTATCAGCGATACCTCATCTAGATTAAAAGATTTAACTATTAAATATAAATTAGGAGTTATAGCCAGTGTAGAGTTAAGAAAACTTCAAAATGAAGTGAACAGACCTACTAGATCAGATATGCAAGGATCTAATAAACTGGATTATGATGCAGACGTTGTAGCATTAATGCATAATGATTTACAAGTTAATAGAGAATCTACATTATATCATATGAAAGAAGAAGGCGGAACTATTCATACTATGCCTTGGATTGAATGCGATATATGTAAAAATAAGATTACTGGAAAGACTGCATTATGTGTGTTCAAATATAATAGTGTTAATATGCAATTTGAACAAGGTAGTTTTAATGAGTTTAATAAATTACAAGGCAAGGCTTCAACTAATGTTCAGAAATTTTAAGTATGATTACATGTACAACATTTGCAGACCGTTTATATGGATGCACTACTTTTAAACAGGAAGATAATTATGAGAAAATTATACGTAAGATCAGTATGGACAGTATTAAATACTATAAGCAAAATAGCAAGGATGGTGAGTCAGCTAGTATCTTTAAGTTTTTATATGAGAAGTTTGATACAAAGTCAAACAACTTATGCAAGATATTAAAATTAGATAGAGATAATGTTCAAGATATTATTATATCTTATGCTGAAAATATAAGTAAGTTATTTAATAATTATAATTTAACATATGATAATGCATCATATGTTTATAAACATAAAATTAAAGGAACTATAGTAGGACAAATTAAACTTAAAGATAAAATGTATAATATAGATTTTTCATTTAGATCTATATCTGACACTTTTTACTTTTTATATTATAATAAATTAAATTTCTTTTTATATAATCAAATTAATAATACTAAAATTGATGGTATTGTATATTTACCAAGAGATCATAACTTTTATATTATACCATATAACCCTTTAGACTATACTATTAATAAGGAATTTTTAGATTATAATATACATAATAGGATGGTTCGTCCGGGCCATCAATGTATCTATTGTTCCATAAGAAATTGTAAACCTAGATTAGTTAGAAACATAGAAAGGTTTACAATTTAAAAAAAGTATTAAAAAAACTTGACTTTTATTATACTTTGTATTATATTATATGTTATAATTAATGGAGGAAAAAATGAGCTTAAAAATGACCACATCAAATGGTAAATTAATGGGATTTATAGACTGTGAAGATGAAACAGTTATTGTTAATAATAAACCAGTTGCCCTGTCTGATCTTTATCAAGATGATAAACTAAGACAAGAATTTAATGATGAGTTACTTAATTCAATGATTGAAGAATCAAATGATCCAGAATAATGTAATAAATAATATTGATATAGATAAATTACCGGAGCATGTACAAGATGCCATGTTTATGGTCTTTAAGGAATTGCCAGTTAAAAATAAACTTATAGTTCTTTCTAGACTTACACATGGTAATTTATTTAAATCAGAACGTAATGATATATTCAAACCTAATAAAACATCAGTTGCTAAAATATTTGATTTATATTTAGATTCAGTTAAAAAATTAGTACGTGAGTCTTAATTATGAATTTAAGATTAATGGAACATAAACGTAATATGGTAGAACAGTATGATATAATTAAAAAAAAGATTATACTATGTTCATCATTAACTAATCTTAATGATGAACGATATGACAAAAGTTTGTCTGTTATAAAAATGAAAATGCAAATGCAATTACTTGACTTAGACCTTATGAACAATTAACAAGGTAGTATTAATGTCTTTATCCATTAAAAATAAAATAAAAAGAATTAATGCTAAATTATTATTAATTCCACCACATTATAAGATACATATTCAATGTGAAAAACTATTAACTAAATCTAATCAGGAACTATCAATATTACTTAGAAAATGTAATTTAAAAATATATAAATTAAGTAATAAAGGTATTATAACAGAAACTAAATATCAAAAATCAGAAAAAGGAAACACATCGTATAAAGTTCGTCAAAGAAAATATTTTTCAACTGATAAAGGTAAAAAACTAAAAGCTAAAAACAATAAAACTTATTGTATTAATAATAAAGAATCTATTAAAAAAAAAGAAAAAGCTTATTATTTAAAAAATAAGCAGTTAATTATTAAAAAACAAAATCTTTATAATTTAAAAAGGTATCATAATGATTTAGAATATAAATTAAAATCTATAATTAGACATCGTATTTGGTCTGCTTTGAAAAATAATAGTAAAAGTTCTTCATCTTCCATATTATTAGGTTGCACTATATTTGATTATAAACTATATTTAGAACAATTATTTACAGATGATATGACTTGGGCTAATTATGGAGAATGGCAAATTGATCATATAATACAATTACATACTTTTGATTTATTATTACAATCAGAACAATTAAACGCATTTAATTATAAAAACACAAGACCTTTATGGAAAACTACTAGAATAATAAATAATGTTGAATATATAGGAAATTTAAATAGGAGTAGAAATGAGTAAACGTATACTAATTATAGGTGATTGCTATAACCGAAATACTGGCTATTCTACCGTTATAAATAATTTAATTAAAAACTTTGATGAATCTCATACTGTAGCACAGTTAGGTTTATCTCATATGCCAATCCAATTTAATAATTGCACATTAGATGATTATTATAGTCCTATTTTAAACCATGCTCACTGTTGCAATAATACAGAACCCGCTATTGAACATTTTAATAAAGCTACTAATACTGTTGAATATATTAAACCTACATCTAATTTAGATGATGCGGGTCAATTATGTACTCAAGGTAGACCTAATCAACAAGATCCATATAATTTTGACTCAGCTTATTATGTAATAGAACATTTCAAACCAGATGTAGTAATTGCAATTAATGATATTTGGGGAATGTATAAACTAATGTTTATAAAGAATAGGAAGAACTTTAAACTTATATCCTATATAGCAGTTGATAGTGAATGCTTTCCTTTAATAATAAAAAACAAAGATACTATTAATACTTTACAATTTATTGAAAATTGTGATAAAGTTATTGTCTTTACTGAATGGGCTAAGAAAACTATTAATAAAAGTGCTATGATTGGTATTAAAAAAGAGATATCTAATATAGAAGTTATTCCACATGGAGTAGATAAAGATAAGTTTTTCAATATTCCTAATAGCCGCAATGAAATAATTAAAGCTTTTTATAAATTAGATCCAGATAAAATATTTTTAATTGGTAGTGTAAATAGAAATCAACCAAGAAAAAGACTTGATGCTATATTTCAAATACTTAGTAGATTAATAAAGACACATGAAAAACCTAATGGACGTAAGTTTATGGTTCATTTTCATTGTGCTATTAATGATAATAATGGTTGGGATTTACAATGGCTATCAGCATATTATAATGTACAAGATAGAATCATATTAGATCCAAATTTAAAACCTGGAATTGGAGTACCTGATACTGTTCTTAATAATATAATGAATTCGTATGATGTACATTTAGTACCTACTAATTCTGAAGGTTGGGCGTTATCTATATTAGAAACTATGAGTTGTGGTGTACCTAATGTTATATCTGATTATTCAGCTCATGGCGATTGGGCAAAAGGTTCAGCGTTAATGATTAAGTTAGTTGCTAAAATACATGAACCTATTACTAATCATATTAAAGGTATTATAAGTGTTAAAGATGCTGCTAAAAAAATAGCATTATTATATAATAACCCTAAACTATTAAAAGAATATAAAAATAAGTCATTAAAATTAGCAAATAACTTACAATGGAAAAATGTATGTGTTAAATGGAATGAGTTATTAACTAACTTAGACATATCTGACTTAAAACTAGATAGATATGATAACAAAGTTTTAGATACTACTAACGTTTTATCTTTTCCTTCAGATCCAATTGAAACTGAATTTGAAGTATTAGAAGTTTAAGGATAATATTATGAGCAAAAATGAAATAACTAATAATATTGATTATATTACAACACAATTGGAGAGATTACATCCAGTTAAAGGTGATATATTTATTTTAAATATAAATTCTGATGATCCGGAAGTAGTATATTCTGACGAAGTGACTGATAGTGTAGATCAATTAACTGATATATTAGAAGAACTAACAGGAGAACAAATTCCCATATTGTTATTTGGAAGTGAAATAGACCTATCTGTAATATCTAAAAAAGACTTACAAGAAATGGTTGACGCTTTACCTGATGATGAAGAGTCAGAAGATGATGAAGATAGTGAACATTTAATAAATCTATTTGAATAAAGGTTTTATATGAATAAAAAAATAGTTATCAGAGGCGTTAGAAGCGCCTCTGGTTTTGGTAAAGCTACTTTAGGGTTAGTTAAAATACTAAAGAATGCTAAATATGATGTTAGATTTATACCTATATTAAATGATAATCAATTAGATGTTGGTTTATCAGAATCTAAAACATTCTTAGATTCTATAACAATAGGATTAGATGATGAATTTATTAAAAATTCTACTTTTTTTGACGTTGGTTCTCTTATATATCTATCTAACTGTAGCAAGCCTAACAATATTTATAAGTATATAGCGTATGGAACAACAGAAACTACTACTATTAGTGAGAACTATGTTACTAGTTTTAATAGTAAATTTGATGAATTTTGGACTGCTTCAAGTTTTAATAAAGTAAGTTTATGGTCATCAGGTGTAACTATCCCAATTAATATTTTACCACATTTAGTTGATACTGAAACTTTTAATTCTGAGTTAAAACCTTTTAATATCAAAAATAAAAGAAGTTTTAACTTTATTGCTAATATGGATTATTCATACCGTAAAGGTTTACATTTATTACTTAGTGCTTGGAAAAACACATTTGATAAGACAAAAGATGTAGCATTAATCTTAAAGGTATCTAATGGCGATTTTAAGAACCCTTCTTCTGCGTTAACTGTTTTAAATGATATGTTAGCTCAGTTTGATTATAAAGACGCTAATACTGCTCCTATATTAATTATACCAAATTTCATAGATGAACAATATGTTCCTAATCTATATGCTACTGGTGATGTTCATGTTTCACCTAATTTAGCAGAAGGATTTGGGTTTACTATTGCTGAAAGTATGTCTTGTGGGATACCTAACATAGTAGCAAATCATTCAGCTCCTATGGATTATGTTACTAAAGATAATAGTTATCTTATACATTTAGAAGAACAGTCTTTAATTCAACCAATACAAGATCAATCTCTTTTAATGCGTGACCCTAATTATAAAAATAAATTCTTATATAACATTTCCCAAAAATCATTAGAATCAAATTTAAAATTAGCGTACATTAATCAAGATACTATAAAACTAAAAGGATTAAAAGCCAGACAAGATATTATAACTAAATTCAGTTTGGAACCTTTAACAAAAACCGTCTCAAAATTGTTAGAAAAGGGAAACTAATGATTTATAATTATATATATAAAACTATAAATAATATAAATAACAAATATTATTTAGGTAAACATTCAACCAAAAACATAGATGATAGTTATCTAGGTTCTGGTACTTTGTTAAAAAAAGCTATTAATAAATATGGTAAAGAAAACTTTTCTACAGAAATATTAACATATTGTGATACTGAACAAGATTGTTATGAATTAGAAGAATTAGTTGTAACTCAAATTGAACTTGATGATCCTATGTGTTATAATATTAGGATTGGTGGAACAGGTTTTGCAATTGGTCATAAACCATCAAAAGAAACAAGATTAAAATTAAGTAAATCTTCTGTTGGTAAACATATGTCTAATGACGCTAAAGTTAAAATGAGTAATGCTAAAATTGGATTAAATCATCCGCAATGTAGAAAAGTCGTTAAATTAGATAAAATGTCTTTAAAAATATTAAAGATATATAATTATATAAGACAAACCGAAGTAGATGGATTTAATCAAGGTCATATATCAGCATGTTGTTCTGGTAAAAGACAAACACATAAAGGCTTTAAATGGAGATATATCAATGAATAATATAAATCATATAAATTTAGTTTCACCTGTAAATAATTTAGGATATGGCGTACATGGTACATCTATGCTTAAAGCATTTAAAAATATAGGAGTAGATGTATCATTAGAAGCAATAGGTGATATTACAGATACATATTATAATAAAGAAGTAAATGAAAGTATAAAAGATTTTAAACCAGAATCTAATACTATACATATATTTCATGATGAATATTTAAAAACTTTTATAGGAAAAGATATTACAGCTTTTACGGTATTTGAAACTGATAAAGTTAAACCTACAGTACTTAAAGCTATAAATGCTTATGCTGCTAGAGTATTAACTCCAACAGAAGAACATAAAGCTATATTACAAATTAATGGTGTTCAAAAACCAATTCATGTAGTTCATGAAGGTGTTAATGCTAACTTATATAATAGTGAAGAAACAGAAAAATTAATAGATACAGGAAAGTATACATTTCTCAGTCTAGGTAAAAATGAAAAAAGAAAAAACTCTAATAAAGTTATAGCAGCTTTTATGGAAAGCATGCAGTATAAAGATGCTGCCCTTATATTACATACATTTAATCCATTTATTAAAGATAAAGATATGACTAAAAATTGGATTGATACTAATCTAATAGCATTAGGATATAAATTTATTGAAGATACGCATTATTACATCAAATTTTCTAATTCATTTTCAGATATATATCTGACTAAGCCAATATTAAAGGCTAATGAAATGAAAAAGTTATATAGATCAGCTAATGTAGGAGTATCTGTAAGTGCAGCAGAAGGTTGGGGATTACCAGAAATGGAGTGTATGGCTTGTGGGGTTCCTTGTATTATATCTAACTGTATAGGACATTCAGAATATTTAGAAGATATACCAGTTTTTAAAGAATTAATAATAGAGCCGTCTGGTAAGGAAGTAGCCAATGATGGTAAGTTTTTTAATGGTGATGTAGGAAATTGGTATACTACCATCATATCTGATGTTATTGATAAAATGGAATATGCTTATATTAATAATATTGGAAAGGCCATTTCAAAGGATTTATCTAATTACATAATAGATAATTATAAATGGGAACTTAGTGCTAATAAAATTAAAAGTATTTTAGGAGAAACAACAAATGGATAAAATTGATACTATTACTGCCATCCAAGATAAGCATACAGAAGTACAGTATAATGCTAAAACTATAATCATTAAAGGTAAAACTATTCCAGTTAATATGCAAGGTAAAATTAACTGTACTGTATTAAATCATAAGATAACACCGTTAGTGTGTTCTAAGTTAATGGAGCAACCAGGATGGCCTAGATATTGTGATGAAGGAATCTGTGATAAAGCTAATTGTAAAATCTATAAATCTATACATAATAATATTGAGAAAAAATATGATAGAAAAAAAGATAGTAAAAATAATAAGATTAAGTCTTAAATTAATGAAAAGTAGTAGCTCACAAGTTGAGCTACTACATAATTTATATATAACTGGAATGTCTAAACATCAAGGAATGGTATTAGAATTAATTCTTTTAGGTAGACCTGGTGATTCAGTTAGAAGAACATTATTATTTACAGATGATCATTTTGATGATATATTAGATAAGTTAATAATAGTGTTAAAACAATATAAAATTAAATGGAAATTACATAAAAAACTAGGGACTATTTAGTCCCCAGTTATATAACTTCTGCTTTGGTAGTGTCTTCACTCGTACCTCGCTTGCATACCAAGCGAATTGTTATAAGTTTATTTTCTTAAACTCTTCTGCAAACCCCGCCGAACATAAAGAGCGAATATCTGCGTCATTTTTAATCCTATCTTTACACCACTCGTATTCAGGTAAAAAGTTTATTGCTGATTTGTG